ATGAGAATGGAAGGTTTAATTCTAGATGTTTCGGACATCGTTCAAGAAACCAAAACAGACCGTAACGGCGAACAAAAGCAAAACGGCAAGCTGCGTCTCATCACGACCAACCCAACGGACACTATTGAAGTACGTGTCTCTCCTGAGCTTTGGGAAAACGGCAAGGCTGGCGAACTGCTCAAGCGCTGTGTGGGTAATCGCATGATGTTTGATGTGGAACACAAGAAATTCAGCTTTGGTAACGATGAGGGTAAACACGTTTCTATCGACGGTTTCCACCTCTACGCCCTACCTCAACTTAACGAAAAGTAAGGGCTAAATCATGACCGAGACGCAATTTGCAGAGCTAATGGCTCGACTCGATAACTTTCAGTTGATGGTGTTCTTAGGCATTTGCTTCTTGTTAGTTGCGCTCGGTTGGATGGTCGGAGGGCAAAGATAAATGCTGTCAACAGAGTTCATGCTCGGCTGTTTTGGAACAGCATTTATCCTTGGCTTCTCGATTGGTTTCCACATTCTGGGATTCAAGAAAGCGGCTGAGGTTTCAACTTCTTCATAAACCATAACATAGGAAATAAGACTATGGAAAAGCAAAACAAAGTACGCACAGCAATGGCTAAGGCTGGCGCAGTAGTAACAGCAAAACGTGCGGCATTTGGTGGTGCACTTCTTATGGCTGCATCTGGTGCACATGCAGCATTGCCGGAACAGGCAGCGCAAGCCTTTACTAGTTTAGGGACTTTCGTTACCGACATGCTCACCTCAACTTGGGGCATCGCTGTTCCACTAACGGTTGGTTTCATCGGCATCAAGCTATTCAAGAAAGGTGCAAACAAAGCAACGTAATTCTAACGACTGCTTTATACACCCATTGGTCAACGCCTCCGAATGGGGGCGTTATTTTTCACGAGGAAGATTTACAAATGAACATTAAACAAAGCATAACGTTACTGATTATTTTACTGGGTGTTTTGTTTAGTGCTTTTAGTGTAAGTGCCGCTCAACCAACGTATAAGGTTTCAGACGTTTCAGCTTATCCCGATTGTAAGTTGCTGTTGGGTATGAGAGTTAACCCTGCCTCTTATGTCTCTTGTTATGAAAACAAGTTTGTTAACTACAAGGATTTTTCTACTAAGTCCTGCTATTTGAGGCATGGTAAATACGTTGTAGATATCATGTGTCACACAACCAGTGCTTCTTGGCCTCTTTATCGTGCAGCTGGATTCTTGCAAAATTCGGCTCAATGTCCGCCTGACCATGAAAAGATAGAAGACGGGTACGTCGTATCTTGCGAACCCATCGTTCCTGCATGTGAGTTTGGCGAAAACCCTGACGGTACATGTATGGATGCCTGTCAGTTCAAACAGTCCATTAATGACACTCAATCACTTCATTGGTCGGCTTACGTTTACGGTGAACAAGTAACAGGGGCGTGTTTTGGCGATTTTGGTGCAACACGTTGTGAGGTCGAGCGTATCCCTAATGACAGTACGCTTTGTACTGATGTCGATTCGGGCGAATTTACCCAAAACACGCGATGTCACGGTAAGTTTCAATTCACAGGTAAGCAGTGTGATGGTGGTACGCTGTTTTGGGGTAAAGATGGCCCTGACACCCCTATTATTCCCGATGATCCAATTCACGACCCTGACGACCCAACGGGCGACATCGAAGACCCTAGCGTACTTCCTGACGACTCGACCAATACGGTTAATCCACCGAATACGGGGGATGTGCCAGATGTCGAAGACCCTGACACAGATGAATCGACCGATAAGGGCGTAGTCAACGCGATTAAAGGGCTCAACTCAGATGTGAACAAGGCGCTTCACGCGCTAAACGTCGACCTCAATCAATCGAGCGCTGATATTCAGAACCAAATCATTGCGCTCAATGCGTCGATGGTGACTAACACCCAAGCGATTCAAAAGCAACAAATCAACGACAACAAGATTTACGAAAACACTAAGGCGCTGATTCAGCAAGCTAACGGTGACATCACGACGGCGGTCAATCGAAACACCAACTCTGTTGGTGAGGTGGTTAAGGGACTCGATGATTTGCAAACGACTAACGCTGATGGATTTGCAGAGCTATCGGATAAGCTCGACGACCTCAAGCCTTGTGAGCCTACCAAGGAAAACAACTATTGTGAAAACCCTCATGGTTTAGGTTCGGATTATGTCGGTGATGTGCTGACTCAAGCGGATAAAGCCGTGTCCGGTGCGATGAATTCCTATGAAAAAACCGTGACCGATGCAGCTAACGATTTGATTGAGAAGAATCTGACGGCGGAGTCTGAGGGGCATATTAATGCTATATCGGATTCGTTTTTGAGTGTGTTACCTAAGCCTACGCCCTGCATGAATCTATCTTTGCCTACGCTTGGCGGTGGTCGCGCTTCTATTTCTTGTGAGTTTTCGCAGAAACTCAAAATGATCATCTCAATTCTGATTTACATCTACACGATTAAGACGCTTGTTGAAATCCTGCTGACTGAGGTCACGCCTGTACCAAGTAACAAGCCAGGTTCTGGGAGATATTACTAATGATTCAGCTATTACCAATTGTCAGCACCATTGGGACGGCGTTGCGCCTCCCTGCTCTGGTTGCCTTTATCTCTCAGATAGCGACCACGTTATTTGGTTGGTTCTTCATTGCGAAAGCACGAAACGTCACGATTAACTTGGTCATTTTAACGCTGCTAATCGGCTTGACCGTCACCCTCACCTTGGCGATTTACACCCTTGCAATGGGTCTGTCTTATGTTGCACCTCCAATGTGGTCACAAGCGGCGGGTATGTTCATCCCTAATAACGCCGTGCCTTGTGTGAGTGCGATTTACTCGGCGCGTCTGCTGCGTTGGGTGTGGGAATGGAAGTTCTACGCGATTGTGAGGGCGGCGTAATGGCATCGGTCTACTTTGTCACGGGTAAGCTCGGCTCAGGTAAAACACTAACGGCAGTCGGTAAGATTCGTGAGGCGTTTATGCGTGGTGTGCCTGTGGCGACAAACCTCGATATCAACTTGAAAGAAATGCTTGGACGCAACAAGCGCAACACTCGCCTTTACCGTCTGCCGGACAAGCCTCAGGTAGAAGATTTGATGGTGATTGGCTCGGCAAACAAAAGCTATGACACCAAAAAAGACGGTTTGATTGTACTTGATGAGTGCGGAACGTGGTTTAACTCGCGCACGTGGAACGACAAGAATCGACAAAAGTTAATTGATCACCTTTTGCATATTCGAAAGCTTGGATGGGATGTCATTTTCATTGTTCAAGACATTTCGATTGTTGATAAGCAAGCGCGTCTCGCTCTGGCTGAACACACCGTGTTTTGTCGACGCTTAGACCGTCTTCAAGTCCCTATCATCTCGACTGCGGTATCTGTTCTGACACTCGGTCAACTCAAGTTGAAAATGCCTAAGCTGCACGTTGGCATTGTGAAGTATGGTGACAACGCGAACTCACTCACCGTCGACAAATGGATGCTTTGGGGTACGGACTTGTACAGCTCTTACGACACTAAGCAGATGTTTAGAAACAACTATGAGGACGGCGTTTATTCAGTATTGCCGCCCTACTATACCCACGGACGTTACACTGTCCCGTATACGTTGAGAAATATCATGCGCATTACGAAAATCTATCTCCGTAAATACTCTCGATTCAGTGTGTTTGCGGCAGGTGTCGCCGTCTCGTTTGCGGTGTTCACCTTAGTTGGCACGCCGAACATGTCGACGGAGCCCGAAACGGCTCAAACGGCGGTGCCTCGCGAGTCATTGAGTGACTTGCTCGACGGCTATCGAATCGAATCTTCAATGAACCCTCCAAACGTTGCCCCGTCTTTTGTGTTGTTTAAGGACGATGTACGTCTGTCGTCGTCGCAACTATATGCAAAAGGCTTTACGGCTCAATCTAACGGCTCTTGCTCCATTACGGTTAGCGGCAACGGTCAATCATTCAAAGTCATGTGCTAGGGAATAAGGTGCGCTTTATGTCATGGATAATCGCAACACTCACTGCTTTTCTTTCAAAAAAACAAAAAGAATTTTATTGCGCTGGAGGCTCACTGCTTGCGCGCACATTACTTACCATGCGCTGTGGTAAAGTTGAGAAACAAACTACGGCTTGTTCCAACTTTTCCACATCCAGCATTACTGCCTTTCTGCTCGCGTGCACCCTGCTCAGCTCGCCTGCTTTTGCCGCAAGCTCTGCGCCTTTTGAGGCAAAGAACACACCGATTGGAGACTTTGCATCGTGGTTCTCAGTTCACACTGGAAACACAGTTGTGCTCGGTCATGGTGTCACTGGTGAGGTCAGTTTTACCGCGCCGGATTTGAAAGATGAGGACTATCCAGCCTTTTTCCTTTCGGTGCTTCGTGCGCACGGTTACGAGCTTACGCATGACCACGGCGTTTTTACCATTATTGCTGACGCTAACAAGGTGGAGACGTTCGAACCCTCTCAAGTGAAGTTGTACTTCTTTGAGAATGTTCGAAATACCAAGGTCGTTGATTTGATTTCCTCGATGCTTGCTGCAACACAGAATCAAACACTGAACAACAAAGCGATTAAGAATTACAAGGTTGAGGTACTACCGACCACAAACAGTATTATCGTGACAGGCTCTGAGAACCAATTGAAGCACATTGATGTGCTCATCAAAGGGATTGATAGACCACAAAAGCAAGTCTTTATCGAGGCGGTGATTACCGAAACTGAGCTCGGTGATTCTCAGGAAGTCGGCGTAAATATGGACTTAGCTCTAAGTGAGGCTGGCTTTGTTTCTCAGCCTACTGCAATTAAGAAAGCCGTTGATAACCTACTGTTCTATGAGGGCGGCGATTTCAATGCGCTTATTAAAGCCGTGTCTAAGAATCAAAATACTAAGCTCCTATCACGACCAAACATGTTCATTATGGACAGAGAGCGCGGTTACATTACGGTTGGTCAAAACGTGCCGTTCCTCACTTCGTCTGAGGTAACTGACGGTGGTAATCGAGTCCAGCAAATAGAACGTAAAGATGTGGGCGTGTCACTTGAGGTTGTACCGCATGTAATTGGTGATCATGTTGTGTTGCAGATTATGCAAAAATCCGACTCGGTAACGGATTCCTCTATCGCATCCGACATCATCACTAATACTCGAACACTGCAAACAGTGGTCAAGGTCAAAGACCGCCAAACGATCTCTTTGGGTGGTTTGATTTCCCAAGAGCAACGCGACTCAGTAAGCGGCGTTCCGGTGTTAATGGATGTTCCGTTACTCGGTGCTCTATTCAGGTCAGAAAAGACCAATACGGTAGATAAAGAACTTAAAGTAACGATAAGAACCACGATACTTTAGTTAAAAGTAAGCCGAACAAATACTGTTCGGCTTTGCTTTAGCTGTATTGCAATACACTTTTAAATTCTCGGCATTTTATCAAAGTATCTCGTTCTATTACTGTAGCTACGTGGTTTTTGTCGTAGCTACTTTTAGCCTCGAAACGAAGAAGTGGATGGTGCCCTTTGAGTGCGTTGTTTACGTATATATCTCGCTCTTGTCTTTTCTTTTGCCTATGAGATGAGTCATCTAACTCTATGACAGCCAATACTTTGGTATCTCTGTCTGTGATTACGTAATCCATTCTCTTAGCCCAAGTTCGAGAGTTATCTTTAAAATTGGTCGGTTGAACTAACGCCATCAATGAAACCTGACTATGAATTACGTATTCATCAGGCAATAGCTCTTGCAGTACTTTGTAAAACTTGCGCTCAGTCTTAGTCGCTAAGTAAGTATTTTTCCTGTGAGGAACAGCGCTGGGTTTATTGCTTTCGATAACTTTGGTTTGCGGTATGGGCACTTCAACTAGCTTTGGATGCCTATCTATCACTTTCGTATCAAAAGCATGGACATTGTTTGACCTTTTGGCTGCAACGCCTTGATCCCATTCGTTAAGCCTACGTTTGCGCTTCTTACCTTTCTTTGTAAACAAAAACACAAGACAAACTAAAGATAAAAGTATAATTAACTCAGCCACTTCCGATACCTCCTAGACAAATAAGAGCAAATAGTAGCATATCAATCATTTGTGTTATCAGCTTTTTTGTTCAGCCCCCTAATCTGTATTACGGGGGTAAATTCCACCATAATCCATGTACTACCTTCAGAAGTTATGATGTTTCTATTGGTTTTTGACCGACAGTTGCAATAAATCTCATACACATATGCGAGATCATGGTTTAGAATGAGAATTCTAGTTTGGATTTCAAGCAATTAAGCTAAGGTTTTTCAATGGAACAATTGTCTCTGCAACATCAAGCTCATTACTTTTGTGATAATTCTGATTTGAGTGCTACACCTACAAATATCGGCAGATTATTGACGTGTTTATCAGAATTAGGCCTAATACCAAATACTGGTGATGAGATCCACGCTCAAACAGGAATGCAAAATAAATTTGTTATTATGTTGAGCACCACAGAAAAGTTTCAAATACAATTTCCAAACCAAGAAATTGTTTTCTTAGGTCAAGATATGGACCATGAATCGTTTATGGCTCGTGTAAATCAAGCTATGGATCTTTTAGCTAAAGAGTTTCCTGACAAAAAGGCTAATCGACTATCTATTTTGGTAAACGACATAAAACGAGGGAATGAAGCTGAGTATAATGATGTGTATAAATCATTGGTAGCAAATGTAAGTGACCCTCAACCCGTAGAATGGGATTATAGGACTGTCCACAGAAAGCTGTTAACTGGAACGAGTGAAACAATAAATAGTATTGTAGCTATTAGAAGATGTGAAGTGCAGCGATACAATGAAGTTAAAGACTCTTTGTCATACGATATCGACTGCAATACTATTTATCAAAGTCAAATGTATCGCTTCGACTTCAATAACTCGAGAACCATTTTTCAGGCTTTGTCTAATGAAGTCTCAGAGCAACTAGCGAGACTTAATTCTGGAGTTTAA